TTATCTAGGATGGTACCTGATGGTGTTTATTTAGATGCTGATGGTATTGCTGAAATAGATTTAGGTAATGGAACTAATTATAATCCACAAGAAGCATTGAATATGTATTTTCAAACTGGTTCTGTAATTGGTAGATCAATGACACAAGATGGAGATTATAATCATAGCAGAACTCCTGTGCAAGAATTACAATCTGGCCACGGTGGACAAAAAATATCTAGTTTAATAAACTCTTATAATTATTATTTACAAATGATAAGAGATGTAACCGGACTTAATGAAGCAAGAGATGGTAGCACACCAGATAAAAATGCACTTGTAGGTTTACAAAAAATAGCAGCGGCCAACTCAAATACCGCAACAAGACATATATTACAAGCAGGTTTATATTTAACATTAAAAACAGCTGAAGCAATATCATTAAGAATATCTGATGTTTTAGAATATGGTAGTACAACACAAGCTTTTGTTCAAGGTATAGGAAAATTTAATGTTGCTAGTTTAAAAGAAATAGACGAATTACATTTGCATGATTTTGGTATATTTTTACAATTAGCACCAGATGAAGAAGAAAAACAAATTTTAGAGAATAATATTCAAATGGCTATACAGCAACAACAAATAGAACTTGAAGATGCTATAGACGTAAGAGAAGTAAAAAATCTAAAACTTGCTAATCAACTACTAAAACTAAGACGTAGGAAGAAAATCCAAACTGATAGACAAATGCAACTTGAAAATATACAAGCACAAACTCAATCTAATACACAAGCTGCACAAGCAGCAGCAGAGCTAGATATGAGAAAAGAACAAATGTCTACACAAAGTAAAGCACAGTTATCTGAAGTTGAGCATAATTTTGATATGCAAAAGCTACAAGCTGAAGCAGAACTTAAAAAACAACTTATGATACATGAGTTTGAACTTAATATGAGGCTTAAACAAATGGAAACACAGGTGATTAATAGTAAAGAACAATACAAAGAAGATCGTAAAGACAAACGAACAAAAATACAAGCTACACAACAAAGTGAGCTTATAAACCAGCGACAAACTGGTAAACCGCCTAAAGATTTTGAGTCAGCAGGTTTTGACGCATTAGGTGGTTTTGGTTTAGAACAATTTGAGCCAAGATAATTTTTTAATTTTTATAATATTATATTATGTCAGAAACAAAAGTAACTCCAGTAGCAGATGAAAATCCTTCTGCAGCTGAAAAAGAAGAAGCGGTATTAGAAAAAGCCGGCGTAAGTACCAAATTAGATGACGGTACTTATAAAGTTGATCTAGATAAAATTAACGAAACTCAACAAGAAAATGTTGAAACAGTAGTTGAAGAAAAAACAGAAGAAAAGGTTGAAGAGCCAGTGCAAGAGCAGGTCGAAGAACCTATAACACTAATTAACGAAGAACAAGATGGCGTACAAGTGCAAGAGCAAGAAAGCTTACAAGAAGTTGAGCAAGCCGAGCAAAAAGTTGAAGAAAAACAAGAAGTAAAATTAGAATATCCTGAAGATGTCAAAAATTTACTTGATTTTATGTCCGAAACAGGTGGATCACTTGAAGATTACGTAAAGTTAAATGTAGATTACAATAATTTAGATGATAATGCTTTATTAAGAGAGTATTATAAACAAACTAAACCACATCTTAGTGATGATGAAATAAGTTTTCTCATGGAAGATAGTTTTTTAATTGATGAAGAGGTTGATAGTGAAAGAGATATTAAGAGAAAACAACTTAATTACAAAGAACAAGTTGCTGGTGCTAAAAATCATTTAACCAGCATGAAACAAAAATACTATAATGATATTAAATCAGGTTCTAAAATGTCTCCGGATGTTAAAGAAGCTGTAGATTTTTATAGTAATTATAAAAAAGAGCAGGAAGAACTGACTGCTCTGCAACAAAAATCAAATGAGCATTTTTTAAGTAAAACTGATAATGTTTTTAATAATGAATTCAAAGGTTTTGAATTTAAAGTAGGTGAAAACAGATACAGATACAATGTAAAAGATGTAAATGAGACAAAGCAAGCCCAAAGTGATGTTTTAAAAGCGTTTAAGATGTTCTTAGATGAAAATAATATGCTGAAAGATGCCCAAGGGTATCATAAGGCGCTTTATGTTGCTAGAAACGCTGATTCTATAGCGAACCATTTTTATGAACAAGGTAAAGCTGATGCTGTAAAAAGCATGTCTTTACAGGCTAAAAATATTAACATGGATCCCAGGAAGGGTGCACAGAATATTGAAGCTGGTGGATTAAGAGTAAGAGCAATAGGCGGTGATGATAGTTCAAAACTTAGAATAAAACTTAGAAAATAATAATTAAAACAAAATTTTTAAAAAATGGCAATTTCATTAGGGAGCGGAACTACAACTCCAGCTCCAGTTAAACAAACATTAGCCTCTAATTACGTTGATTTTACTGCGACTGCTACTGCTGGTTGGGCACAACAATACCTACCAGAGCTTTACGAAGCTGAAGTAGAAAAGTATGGTAATAGATCGGTTGGAGGATTTTTATCAATGGTAGGCGCAGAAATGCCTATGAGCTCAGATCAAGTTGTATGGTCAGAGCAAGGAAGATTACATTTATCTTATTCAGGAGGTACTTGTGCAGCTGACTCAAGCGGTGCAAACACAATATCAGGACTAACAAATCATGCTATTAGAGTAGGTCAGTTAGTTATAGTATCTGACGGTACTGATGTTGCAAAAGCTCAAGTTACTGCAGTACCAAGCACGAGTTCGATAACAGTAAAAGGTTATGCAGGAGCAACAGGTCTTGTAGGAGATTCAAGTATTGCAACAACATCAGGTGCAATTAAACTTTTTGTATTCGGTTCAGAATTCAAAAAAGCACAATTAGGTATGTTAGAAGCTGTAACACCAAGTTTCCAGTCTTACACTAACAACCCTATTATCATGAAAGATAAGTATGAGATCTCAGGATCTGATGCTGCTCAAATTGGTTGGGTTGAAGTTTCAGGTGAGTCTGGTCAAGGAGGTTTCTTATGGTACTTAAAAGCTGAAGGTGATACAAGACAAAGATTCAATGACTATTTAGAAATGACTATGGTTGAAATCGAAAAAAATAGCAACACAAATCTTACGGGCATTAAAGGTTCTGAAGGTTTATTTGCTGCTATTAAAGATAGAGGTCATATTCACGAAGATGGTTTAGACGGGACTTCTGCATCTACAGACTTAGCAGATTTCGACGATATGCTTAAAAAGCTTGATAAGCAAGGAGCTATTGAAGAAAACGTTATGTTCTTAAACAGAGAATTATCACTTAACTTTGATGACATGTTAGCAGGTTTAAACCCTCACTCAACTGGTGGTTTAGATTATGGATTATTTAATAATTCAGAAGATATGGCATTAAATTTAGGATTCAACGGGTTTAGAAGAGGTTCTTATGACTTCTATAAAACTGATTGGAAATATTTAAATGACGCTTCTACAAGAGGCGAAATTGCTTCTGATGTTACAGGTATTTTAGTACCTGCTGGAACATCTTCTGTGTATGATCAAGTTCTTGGTAAAAACATCAAGAGACCTTTCTTACACGTGAGATATAGAGCTTCAGAAGCTGATGATAGAAAACTAAAAACTTGGATCACAGGTTCAGTTGGTGGAGCATCTACTAGCTCACTTGATGCAATGGAAGTTCACTATTTATCAGAAAGATGTTTAGTAACTCAAGCTGCGAATAACTTCGTAATCTTTGGTAACTTCTCATAATTTATAACGTAGAGACGAGGCGCTTCGGCGCCTCTGCTTTACATTTTTTTTATTTAATAATATTATATCATGGCAAAAAAGAAAATAGCAGAGGTGGCTGTTGAGGAACCAAAAGTGGTTGCCCCACCAAAAAAACAAAAATCAAACTGGGAAGTAAAAGACAGACTTTACACCCTAAAAAAAGGTTTAACACCCTTAACATTTACTATAAAAAGTAAAAATATATTTTGGTTCGATAAAGAAAAAGGATATGAAAGAGAATTAAAATATGCTGTAAATCAAAAATCTTGTTTTGTTGACGAGTTTAAAGGTGATGCTAGACTTGGTCACATAACTTTTGAAGATGGAACATTACAGGTGCCAAAATCAAAACAAACATTACAAAAATTACTTTCATTATACCACCCTGGTTTAAACGAGGTATACGAAGAGTTTGACGCTGTAGAAGAGGCAAAAGATGAATTAGCTGACATTGAATATGAAATAGAAGCTTTAATAATTGCTCAAAAAATGGATGTAGAAGAAGCAGAAGCTATAGTTAGAGTAAACGTTGGTAGTGAAGTTGCTCAAATGACATCAAAAGAAATAAAAAGAGATTTATTAGTTTTTGCTAAACAAAATCCATCTTTGTTTCTTGAACTTGCTCAAGATGAAAATATACATGTTAGAAATACTGGATTAAAAGCAGTTGAACAAAACATTATAAAACTTTCTGATGATCAAAGAACTTTTGTTTGGGTATCTAATAGTAAAAAACTAATGGTTGTACCATTTGATGAAAACCCTTATTCAGCTTTGGCCGCTTGGTTTAAAACTGATGAAGGTGTAGAGGTTTACAGCACAATAGAAAAAAGACTAAAATAGTCACTTTATAAGGTTAGGCCGCGTAAAGTGGCCTAATCATATAAATAATACAATAAGCATGGCTATAAGCGTAGACAAAGTATATAAAACAGTATTAACAATATTAAATAGAGAACAAAGAGGACAATTAACTCCTGCACAATTTAATAAATTAGCTAATCAAGCTCAATTAGAAATACTAGAAAAAACATTTTATGATTACAATAGAAGCTTAAACAAATCAAACGTTGTAGGTTCTAACGATGATTATGGCGATGTAACTAAAAGTATAAAAGAAAAAATAGATCATTTTTTAAAATTAATAACAATATCTATAGATACAGTAAATGATCAAATAAACTTAACAAATATTGTTACAGATTTATATAAACTTGTTTCTGTTTATAAAGATGACAACTCCACGGAAATTGAAGAAGTAAAAATTTCAGAACTACCTCATATAATATCTTCAAAACTTATTAATCCAACAACTACATACCCTATTTTTTATAGGCAACAAGTAACAGATAATACTGGCACAGCTCATTTAGATGATGCGATAAAAATATTACCATCAACGTTAACTGGTAGTTTAAATGTATATTACATTAAAAAACCTGACGTTGTAGCTTGGAACGCTAGTAATCAAGCAGGTCCAAACAACTCTATACAGTTTGATTCTGCATCAAGTGTAAATTTTGAACTACACCCGAGTGAAGAGCCAAATGTTGTTATAAAAATTTTATCTTACGTGGGTGTTTTAATAAAAGATCCTTTTGTAATACAAAGTATGGCAAAAAAAGAACAAGAAACTTTTAATAAAGAAAATATATAATAAATGGGATTTCTAGACAACAAAACAGATCAATCGTATTACGCAGGTTCACAGAACTTTACATGGAATACAGGTGATGACCAAAATTTTACTATAACAACTATTGATCCTATGCCAACCAGCGTTAGTGACTTTTTTGTATATAAAAATGGAATTGTAGTTGACAGTACAAATTATAGTTATAATAGCTCTTCAAAAGTTTTAACTTTTATAAACTCTTATGTTTTTGCAAA